GCGCCGAGCAGGCGGCTCTTCGCGATCTTGGCGATGCTGACGGTGTTGGACTGGTTGCCGCCGAGGACGTGGAAGTAAGAGCCTTCCTCGCCCACCGCGAAGCCGACATGCCCGCCACCGTCGCGACCGAAGACCAGAACCGCGCCATAGGTCGGCTGGGTCACACGCCCGAACATCAGCCAGTTGCGCGCCCAGTACGGGTTCTTGCCCAGATCCCCGGTGAACGGTTCATCCGGCAGCGCGCGCTTGATGCAGGTCTCGACAAAGTCGCCGCACCACGGCAGCACCGCGGGATCGCCGAGCGCCTTGCCATCGCTGCGCAGGAACTCCGACAGCCGGGCCTTGTCGCTGACCTCATGCCAGCCCATGACCAGCCGCCCCTGCGCCACCCAAGGCAGTTCGGCGCCCGTCACATCGGGCTGGCCGGGCTTGCCATCGGCGCTCAGCAGCGCCGTGACGGCAGCGCGGGTCTTGGCGCCCCAGATCCCGTCGACCTTGCCGCAGGGATAGCCGAGATCGGTCAGCGCATCTTGCAGCGCCGACATCGCGTCTTTGGACATGTCAGTCTCCAATGAAAAAGCCCCGCTCGATGGCGGGGCCGTAAGGGTCGATCGGTCGACCGATCAGAAGAAATGGGCGAAGAGGCCGGGCAGGATCAGAAACAGCAAGCCAGCGATCGGCACGCCAACCGCGAGCGTGTGCCAGAAGTCTTCGCAGGGGCTGGCCTTGGGCCGTCGCAGAATGGGCTTGGCGGTGCCCTGCGTCTCATTTCCCCGCTGCTTCATCCGGTTCATCCTCCCTAGCAAGGATCGGCTTGCCCGAGGCGAGCCTCTCGATGATGGTCACGGCCAACAGGCCGACGAAGAAGGCAGAGGCGCAAATCATCCCGATGGTGCTGCTGCTTGCACCGTTCTCGGTCAGTTCGCCAAGCCACGGCTTGAGCAACTGCGGCCCGAAGGCCCCGACACAGAACGCCGTCACACTGCCGATGAATACGACCCGCATCCCCTCGCGCCAGGTCGTCTTGAGGGCGGCGGATCGAACCGCGCCCCCCAATGCCCCGAATACCGCGAGGATCAGCCCGCGCTCACTGAATATCGTCTGGAAGTCACTCACCGCTGCCCCGCTCGTCTTGTCGTTCAGTTGGCCACAAGCGCAGCCACGGCGGCCGCGACGATGGCATCGACCGCCGCCGCATCGGGCGCCGTCTCGATCTGGTAGATGGCGCCCAGGCGGGCAGTTTCGATCTGCGCCGCGATCCCCCGCCACAGCGCCGACATGTTGGCCCACAGCTGCGCCAGCTCGTATGCGGTCGGGGCGGTGATCCCGACCTCTGCCGCCAGCATCGTGTAGCCCTCGAGCGTTGCAGGCTCAGGCGTCTCGGCCAGATAGCGCACCGCCTCGGCTTCCTTGGCGAGGTAGATCATTTCCTGCCCCGGAATGACCGTGATGTATTGCCCGCGCAGCGCCGCCGCAGCGCGGTTGATGGCCTTGACGCCCTGCGCTTTTGCATCGGCAAGGCTCCTCGTCTCGGACCATTCGCCTGTCGCAGGATCGAAGGCAAAAGACGGGCCGGGGCGCGGCGGCATATCAACCACCTGCCCGTTGCTGACATAGTGCGACCTCGGGTCAGATGCCTCTAGCAGCAGAATGCCGCCATCATACCCCGCAGACTGCACGCCCAGCATCGACGCCGGGCAATCCCCCGAACACAGGATGCGCCCGTCAGCATCATGGATGGTATAAGCTACCATTTCGGCCTCACTTATAGGTCAGGATTGCAATGACGGTCAGCGTCGTGTCGCCGGATGCGCGGGCCCCGCCGCCCGCCTCGACGCGCAGGGTGTGCGGACCAGAACCACCACCCACATTGCGGGTGTGGGTAATCGTCATGGAACCCGTTTCTGTGCCATCGTAACCGCCATAATCCGCTTCTTGCACGATGGTGCCGTTCCACTTCACCTTCATTGAGGTGTTGCCGGTAGGCATCTGCAAGTTCGACGCCAGCGCAATCACCACCAGTTTCGCCGCATAGGCAGGGGAGATTGTGATATTGACGCCTGCGGTCGATGTAGTCGGGGCGCCGGCGCCGGACAGGATGACAGAGACAGCATCATCAGCGATCTTGAGCGTGTTGACCGCAAGATTTGCGATCTTAGCCCCGATGATGATGGCGTCCTTGATCTGCGCCGACAGCGTGACAACCTCGACCGTGGCCAGCTTGCTTGCCACGATAGAATTGGCGGCGATGGCGCTTGCCGTTACAGCCCCCGCAGATATCGAATTAGCCGTGATGCTGCCATCAACGACCAACTCGCCTGAATTCCGGCGCAGCACCTTTGGCGCACCGAAGGCGCTATTCACGCTTAGCGCACCACCAGGGCGTCGGAAGAGGAAGCGCCCGCGCTGCTCTGTACTGCTTGTCAAAAAACTATTTGACAGCTTTACAAAAGACGCGCCGTCAAACGTCCCGACCGTGATGGTGCGGCTAAACGTGGTGACGCCTGCGGGGTCTATGGTAAAGAGCTGCAACCCGACGATGCAAGTCGGCCCCCCCACCGCGCTGTTTGCACCGTATGCTTCGACATAATAGTCAGCACCTGGCTCTAATGCAAAAAACTGCCCCAGCACATCAACTTGCCCTTCGGCGGCGTTGATACGAACACGCTTTCGCCCCAAATTCGGGGCCTCAGTCGAAATGAGGTCGCGGGCGGTCGGGTTGCTCCAGTATTGTTCATCGATGCAGTCAAAATCAGCGCACAGGTTCACAAAGTTTGAGATCGCCAGCTTTGTCGCCGTGATCGCATTCGCCGCAATCTGATCGGCGCCGATGGCACCAGCGACGATCTTGCCGCCAGTGATACTGTTCGAGACGATATCGGCGCCGTCCGTGGCGGTGGTCCAGCCTCCCGCATCGGCAGGCGAACCTGCGTGGCGATACATCTTGCCGTCAGTCGTGAGATAAGCCACGCGCCCGGCAAAGTTGCCAGTTGTCGGCAGAGCCGTGACAATCTCAACAGGTCGGATGCCCGCCGCGAAGGCCGCGACATCAAGAGAACCATCCTCGATCCCCGCATAGATCTCCGTGACCCACTCGCCAGCAGTCGCATCCCAACGATAAAGCTGGCCGGGCGGTATCAGCATGACGAGCTGGTTGGGCTTCAACCCAGCGACGGGCAATACAGCGACGGGCGTCACACCGGCTTCCAGAGCGATTTCCTCAAACCGATCCATCAGATCGCCTTCAAGGTCCTCTTCGCTGATCCCCACTGCTGGCGTCGTTGCGTTGATCCACGCCGTCCATTCGGTCGGGCCGTCCTGTCGCAGTCTCGCCCGGGCCTGATAGGTGGTGTCTGGGATGATCCCCTCGGCGTAAAGCAGGGCGCCGGCCTCGACATCAACGATCGAGAACCCCTGAATGTCCGTCTGACCCTGAACACGGATCTGAACGCGGATCGCAGGGCTGTCGATATCAGCCGCATTCCAGCCAAACCGGAGTGCAGGGCGGCGCGCTGCCCCGCTTCCGTCACGGATCGATGTCGGCGTGACAGACCAGCCCGGAACCGGCTGGAATACCTTCACATTCGGCAGCGTCGAAGGAACATAGGTGGGTAGCTCGAAGTCCGTAGACCAATCGTAGTCAGTCGGGTCGACTTCGCGGATTTCCCACTGCTGCACCAGCGCGGCATTCTCCACCACCTGAGCAACGTCGAAATGCTTTGTGATGTAGCCGTTGCGCTCGCTCGTCCATGCCACCACGTCCAGCGGCTCGACCCCGGCAGCGTAGTGCCCCAGGGTGATCGTGTGCCTGCGCCAGCGGCGGTTGTCCTTGAGCCATGCCAGCATCAAGCGCTGCACCTGCCGCGCGAACGGCACCGCAGGCAGGCTCACAGACACCGGCAGCACGCGGCCCTGATCCTCGGTCACCCACGTCGCATTGGTGCGCTCGGGCGCGTCGTGGCTCTCCCACAGGCTGCTCGGCTCGGGATAGCTGGCATTGATCGTGTTGTAGGTCTCGGCCAGACCGGGGAACGGGTTGAACTCATGGCCCGAGGTTACAAGCAGATCGTCATCGGTGAAGAAGTAGACCGGCAGGCCCGGCCCGTGGGCGCGGATCTTGTAGGTGCCGCCGATTTCTACGATCGACCCCGCGCAGGATTTCAGAAGCTCCTCGATGATCTCGGCGGGTTCATCCTCGGCCACCTTGATCTCAAACCCGCAGCGATAGCGCGCTTGCGTGCCGCCACCGGCCAGCGTGACCAGCTCGTCGCACTTGTTCGCAGCGGCTGCCCAGACCGACAGCGGCAGATCCTCGGCATCGCACTTGCCGCCCCACACCCGACCGTCAGGAAGCTCGATCCCGCGCAGGATGTTGTAGATGATGACGACCGGGTTTTCGGTCCATTCCCAAGTCGCCTTATTGGCCCAGCGATGCGCGCCCGACCCGCCGATGGTGCTATCCTTGCGCGGATCGTAGAGCCTGATGCCTTGCACCTCGAACAGGACTTCCGGCCAGGATGAATGCTCTTCCTTGTTGAAGTAGTGATACACGGCGGCATAGGCCATGCCGCGCCCGATCATGTCTGACGACCACGGGCGCTCAGGGTCGCCACCGGCAGCCTCGATCAGCTTGGCCGAGGCGGTGGTCTGGGCGCCGAGAAATACATCCGCCGCGTAAAGCTCGCCCGAATAGTCGAACACCCAGCCGTCATGGTCTACGCCGGTCGTCATGGCCCGCCATGCGCCATTGACCGCGATGCGCGAGACGGCGGTGATCGGCATGTCGCTGATCTGGATCGCGTCCAGCATCTCTTTGTGGCTGCTACCAAAGGTCATGCGCGGCGCGATCCGCGTGCCCGCCGTGGCATAGCGCCCGACGATGAAGGACTGGCTGAGCGTGCCGCCCTCTTGCGTCGTGTCGGTCTGGATGCCGCTCGACCGGGGCTTGCCCATCAGGGCCGTGGACAGGGCCGAGAGAGCGATGGAGACGCCGATCTTGATCAGCGCACCGACCACAACGTTAGCGGCGGCAATGGCTTTCACAGCGGCGAAGAAGCCCGCCACGGGGCCAGCGTGCGCCGGTTCCGCAAGCAGCAAAACCGCCCAGAAGGCGGCAAAGATCACAGAAATGATGTGCATATCAGACCCGGAAAGCCCGCGTTGCGGCGGTGAGCGGCACCAGGACAAGGCCCGTGCGCGACATGACGTAGATCGAATGACCCTGCACGATGCCAAGCGCCTCGACATCATCCACCCCGTCGGACGGGACAACCGCGATGTCGCCCTCTTGCGCCATGATCGGCGGCACCTCGGGATAAAGCGAAGCTGCCAGCGCGACATGATCGGCATGGCCCGCCTTTTCCAGCGCCTTCATGCCATTCGCGAGGCTGCGATATTTGCCCCGCCAGCCCTTTGCGTGATCGACGCCGGTCATTGCCAGAACAGCGCCCGCTGTGAACATGGCGCAGTCCAGCTTGCCAGCCTCGAAGGGCAGACGATGGATGCTTGACAGATAGGCGGTCAGGCGGTGCTGCCAGTCTTTGGTCTTGGTCGTCATGTGCCCCACCTCACCTTGACCGTGCCGCCGATGTCGGCGTAGCGCATAATCCGATCACCGCTGCGGCGCTGATACGCCTCGTCCGATTTCTTGGCCGGAATGACCCGCGTCAGGCCGCGGCTGTTGCTCGCCAGCGTGATCGAGGCGGTTGCATCGCCGCCTTCTTCGGGTGTTGGAATGCTGACCCCATCGATCCAGCCTTTGAAGATGCGCACCGGGCTGCCGAGCAGCGTGCCCTCGGCCGGCGCGAAAAACGCGCGATGGATCTCCACCGGGGCGAGCTTCGGCTCATAGCCGCGCAAGGCGATCTCGACCTCGGGCGCAATTCCGGACACGGAAACCTCAGGCTGCCAGATATCGAGCACCGCCCGCGCCGTCAGGTCTGGGACGCCGAGCAAGGTGCCAATACCCAGGTATTCGCGCACGACGCTATTGATCGTGAACTCGGCATGATCGTCACCATCCCACAATCCGATAGTCTCGGTCGCACCGGTGTCGCGGTTCTTGGCCCGGATCCACAGCAGATGCCGCACAAGCAGGCCGTGGCGGGCAGACAGGTTGCCCGCGATGATGCTTTCATAAACGCGCACGTCAGCCCCTCAATGTCTGTTGCAGCGTCAGGCTGATTCCATCGGTCACCGCGCGACCGGCGGAACCCGTGCTGCCTTCAACAAGCACCGCCTTCATCCACGGCCGCAGAAGCCGCACAGTCGCGCCGATGGCATAGCCGGGCCGAATGGGCGGGATAACCTCGAAGGCACCTGTCACGCCGCTACCGTTGGCCGTTGCCGACGATACAGCTTGATGGAAGCCGTAGCGTACGGGATCGGTGCCATAGGTGAAGCTGAGATAATCCCCCGCCGTGATGGCGTAGGCCGCAGGCAAGCCGGATATGGTGATGTCGCGCAGGTTAGCGTTCACGCTCGCAAGCAGAACCGTGGAGCTTGCGATGATGCTGCCCGTCGGATCGTAGGCCGGGGCATAGCACGGCTTCGGGCGGATCAGCAGCGAAGCATTGGGCTGCCGCAGCAGGTGCAACTTGGCGCGGATCTGTTCGGCGTCGCGATGCCGGGCCGACGACAGCTCGAGCTGCACGCGCCACAGCCGCGCGCCCAGTTCGGCGCGCATGACATCGCCACCAGCCGATCGGGTGACCATCTGATTGGCTGGCAGGTCGAAGGACGCGCGCATCACGTTGAGGCCCTCGAAGAAGGCCGAGACCGAAATCGGATAAACCTGAGCCATTAGCGCCGCCTTCCGTCGCGGACGATGCTCTTCTGTCGATCCGGCATCTGGCGATCATACTGGGCGATGCCCTGACGAACGCCCGAGGCAACCATCTGCTCGATCTCGGCATTCCCGCGCGCGCCGGCCACATTGACGTTGATCGCCACGCTAGAAGGACCAGATGCACCGCGCTGTCGTTTCGTATGGTCGACCACCGTTTCGCGCGGGTGGAGCATCGCCAAGAACCCACCCTTGCCGTCCAGACCACCAGATCGAGAGCCACCGCCGGTGTAGCCGCCACCGTCGAAAGACATCGCCCCACCGATGGCCTGGGTAATGGCGCCGCCACCCGGCATCGAGTTGATCAAACCGAAGACGCCCTTCATCATCTGAGCCTTCGCTATCTCCATCAGCAGGTTGGCAATGGCCTTCCTAGCCGCATCAGACCCCTCGAGGATCGAGCCGAAGACCTCGCCCAGTGCATCCTTGCCCCGCTCGCTGGCATCGGCGATCTCATCCATCTTCTCTTTGGCGTTCTCGGCCTCGAGCGCTGCCTGCGCATAGGCACGGGCCTGTTCCTCGATCTGTGCCGAAAGCTCGGGCGTGATGACTTTGCCTTCTTCCTGGGCGGCGATCAGCAAGGCGGCCTTCTGCTTGGCATATTCCGCCGCATCGCCGTACAGGTTCTGTGCACTTGCCGCCTCGAGATAGGCGGCTGTCTCGGCCTTCATCGTATCGATGCGCTTCTGCAGGCTCTCGATCGCCGTTGCGTATTCATCGCGGCTGGATCCGCCACCACCCTTGCCGCCACCACTGCCAGCGCTCAGGCGCTTGCGTTCATCGGTGATGATCGTGTCCAGGCTGTCCCGCCCGAACTCTCCATAGCCTTGCTGGTTGGATGTCCGAGGGTCGCCACCACGACCAGAATAGACCTTGCCCTTGTCGGCCAAAGCCTGCTGCGCCGCGAGCATTCGTGCAGCATCTGCTGCTGCAGCCATGTTTCCGGCCAGCCGAGCAGCCTCATCGGCACCAGCGCCGATGTTTCCGGCGATCGGGGCATTGGCGATGGACGAGGCGCTTCCGGCGGCATCTGCCGTCTGGGCTGCGAAGCTCTGCTGTTCGATCGCCGCCTTGGCCGTGTTGTCCAGCAGGGCTTGGCTTTCTTCCGACAGGCCAATCCCGTTGTCGAGGCCATCGCCAAGCGCGAGTGCCATCTCTTTCATGGCCTCGGCCTTGGCCTGTTCGTCACCGCTCAGCAGCGCCGCATTCATCTGATCGATGGCATCCGCAACCCGCGCCGCCTCGTCGTAGGTCATTCCCCACTCTTCGCGGATATCGGCGAGGATGTCCTTCATGGCATCAGCGGCGGCATATTCCATGCCGGGCGTCTTCATCTCGACATCCTGCAGGTATCGATATTCCTCGACCATCGATTGCAGACCGCCGAGCTCGTCTTCAACACCTTGCCCGACCTTGGCGATGCTGTCAGAGAGCCGGACCTTCGCCAGCTGAAGCATGACTTCCTGAATCTCGCGTGCGGCCTCGGCGTTCTGGCCAAACTTGGCATACATCTCGCCCATGGGCGTCAGAACAGACTCCACTGCATCACGATAGTCGCTGGATGCTTGCGTCAAACCTTTGATCGCATCATCCAGGGACACGGCCTCGTCGCCCGCGCCGATCAGCATCGAGATAAGCGGAATGCCTGCGGCAGCGGCCACGCCCACAACAGCACCCAGGGCACCGAACCCACTGAGTAGCTGCGGAAGCTGCTGGCTAAGGGCGCGCGAGGCACTGGTGCCGCTCGCCATCTGCACGGCAACGTCCTGCAGCTGAAAGCTCATGTTCTGGATCATGGCCGATCGACCACCACCGATGCGCGATACGGCCTTGGCCGCGCGATCGGCGTCAGCCGCCATCTTGCGGCTGGCAGCGCCAAAGCGGTTTTCCATACCAGTTGAGGTCTGATTGGCAACCGCCTGAGCCCGCTTCATCTGGCCTTCGAACTTGGCCAAAGTAGCCTCGAGCCTGACGACAAGCGCCTCGTCAGCCGTCTGCTTTGCCATTCTTCAGTGCCTCCGGCTCGTATTTGGCGAGGATTTCGGCGAATTCCTCGTCGGTCAGGAACTCGGCCTTCTGCTTGGTCCCCGGCCTCAGGCCTCGGATCCAGACGGAAGTGGTTTCGTCACTCATTTGCTTCACCATTCTCCAGCGCTTCCGGCTCGTAACGAGCGAGGATGTCGGCGAATTCCTCGTCAGACAGGAATTCGACCTTCCGCTTGGACCCGGCGTTGAAGCCCCGGATCAGATTGACAAAGTCGTCGTACCGCATGGCCCGCAGGTCATTAGGCGACATGTGGAAGGTCTGGCAGATCTGCGAAACCTCGCTGAACTTCAGGGGTTTCGGGTCGCCACCTCCTTCGCCGTCCGATGGTTCGATCCCAGCCATAAGGGCGGTCAGGATATCCATGGCGAGCGAGGCATGGGCGACATACGGACCCTTGTCGAAGTGCTCGCGCATCAGGTGGTCGGCCTTCAGACGCTCGAGGCCACCACCGATCAGCGCAAGCCGGATCGTGTGGTAAACTTCGCCAGCACCAAAGCGACCGGAGCCGACCGACATGAAGATCGCGCCGATCGCCGCCCGTTCCTTGCCGTTTCCGCAAGCCTGTTCCAGATCAAGCACATCGCCGAACCGGAGCGCGAAAATCCTATCGCGCCCCGCCCACTCCCTGATCAACTCCATCAGGCGGCCGCCGCAGTCCAGACACGCTGGCCAGCGCCCGAGATCGTCGCCGTGAACTGGACCTTGCCCGAGCTTTCCTTGACCAGCTCCAGCTCGCCGAGGAGCGCAGGAAGGGTCCAGTAGCCGCCGTTGTTCGCAAGGCTCTCATCCATAAGGATGCGGATGTTCTTTTCGGTTCCGGTGTCGGACCATGCGCGCCACACCGGCCAAGCTTCTGTTGTGACCATTCCAGCGATTGTGACGCTGGTGTCTTGGCTCTCCAGATGGCGAAGGATAACAGCAGGAACATCCAGCGGTTCATCACAATCCATGACTGTGTGTTCGCCCAAGTTGTTGGTCAGCTTCACATTGTAGGAATTGCTGCCGCAGGTGTGCGCGAACACCTCGGTGGGGGTTGCGCCGTTGCCCAGCTGGACAATCAAGCGGGTCGTCTGTCTGCCGGTCGCCATAGGTCAGTCTCCTTTAATGGCGGGTTTACGTTTCGCCGGGATGGCCTCGGCTTTGCCTTCCGCGATCAGCGCCCTTGCGATGTGGCGCGGCACGGAAACTGTGGAGCCTGCCGAAAAGGCAAGCGTCACCCCGCCGCTGACCCGATAGTCAGCAGGGGCGAGGATCAGGATTTTCATGGGATCAGGACTTGATTGCCTTGGTCATGGCCCGTTTCAGCCGGGCGTTGACTTTTTTCTTATGCGCGCGCCATGCAGGGAAGAAAAACGGGTGCGCCCGCATTTCCTTGGTGCCGAACTCCTGAAACCGGGCATAGAAGGCTTCCTTGCCGCCGGCATAGATCGTGATCGACAAGGAACCATAAACCTTGCCCCCAACCGTCCCGACCTTCATCGTGCCCGCCGGCGCATCTCCCCAGGTCCAGCCGATGCTATCGGCCATCTTCCCCGTCCGCCCACGGCTGGCAAATCGCTTCATCGTGGCAACGATCTCGGCTGCGCTGCGCTCGAGCTCTTTCTCGGCGGCATCCCGAACGCGCTTGGGAATGGCGCGGAATCGTTCATTGAGTCGATCGAGGCCCTGCACCATTACTCGGCATCCTCCATCTCGCATTCCACCTGCACGATGCCGTGAAAACCACCTGCCGGATCATCAAGAACCTGCCACCCTGAAACACGCATCAAAACCAGCGCGCCATCTACCGGCTCGGCATTGTAGAGGTGCAGGGCCTTGTAGACCGCATCCGTCAGCGCCTTGACCTCGCGCTTGCCATCCTGAGCCTCGGACCAGCAATCGATCTGGATCGTCTCGACCCGCCCCGAAAAGCAGGTGAAATCCTCTGGCACTACGTCAGACGGCCCGAAGGTGATTGAGGGCTGCTCCAGCGTCGACGGCGGCGCATCTGCGATCCGGGTGCCCACGATGGCGGTCACCGCGGCGAAGCTGGAGAGCCGTTCGAAGATCAGACGCTGCAGGGCGTTGCTTTCGCTCATACCGGCACCCCGCTTTCCGCCATGATCTCCAGCCAGGCGCGATCCTGCGACGGAACCGGAGCCACGCGGACGTTGAATATCAGCGCTGAACGCACATCACGGATCCGCCAATCAACGGTCACAGCCCGCGCTGCAGCGCAGTTGCGCACAGTGATGACCACTGGCTGACGGCCAGCCAACCGTGAGGCGATAACGGTCTCGGTCCCGCGCAGAAACCGCACATGCGCCGCGCACCGGTATTGGGAGAACCAGCCTTGCAGCATCCCACCTTGGCCGTTCTGCGCCGAAATCGGTGCATCGAAGGCGAGATCGAATGTCAGATCGCCGGCCTGCATCACAGCATCCTGCGAAATGGCGCGATCAGGGCGCCGACCGACAGAGGAAGCTCCGCCATTCGATCGCCAATCTGACCTGGGTTGTCATACCAGTGCCTTGTAAGCTTCAACATTGAGATCTTGATGGCGGCTGGTGTCGACGCTGCGGAGCCAAAGCCCGCAGTCATCTGGATGATGACCGGGAAAGGTGCGGTGGTCGAAACATCAGGCAGCGTTACCCCCTTGGCCCAGTTCAACTCACTCGGCTGCCTTGGCCAGGATGACAGATAGAATGATGCGTCGGGCAGGTTCTGCGCCGCGCCACTGGTGTCGAGATAGGACACCGCAACGCTTTGTATCGGCTCGACCGGCAGCACCAGACAGGACGGCCATGCCGCCAGCTCCAGCTGCCAAACCTGTGTGACGATGGCCCGGCCGAGCACGCCCTCCGGGCCATCGAGATAACTCACCACGGAATCGACGATACCGGCGATCAATTCATCATCGTCATTGAAGTCACGGGCGCGGCACTCAGCTTTCGCCTCTTCAAGCGTGATAGGGGTGGTCGCCGGTCCCGTGGCAAGTGTCAGACGCATTTTCAGGCCTCCCCAGCCTTACCGTCTTTGCCGCGCGGTGCCTTGGCAGCGGCTTCAGCAGCGGCCTTGTCGGCGGCATCCTTGGCAGCGGCCTCAGCAGCGGCTTTGTCGGCGGCATCCTTGGCAGCGGCTTCGGCTGCCGCTTCAGCAGCGGCTGCATCTGCTGCTTCTACGGCGGCCAAGTCGATCGCGCGGCCTTGGGCAATGAGAGCGTCCGCCACCGCATCATCAAACCCGGCAGTCTCGCCGGGCTGATACATCAGGTGGGCGCGGATAAAGCGAACGCACTTCATTGCGGCAGGCGGTCCGCACCGCCGAATGCGATAACCGCCGAGAGGGCAGCGGTATCGGTGCCAGATGCCGACAGGTTCGGCGTGAAGTTCAGCCGCACATAGCGACCAGCCCCGCCGAGCTTGACGTTGGCTTCGAAGGTGCCGGTGACGGTGCCACCACCTGCGGGACCGGTGGCCACCACCTGCGCTGCGGCGCTGATCAGCACCTCGGCATCCGACAGGTTCGATGCGTCACCCTCGTCCATGTCCCAGGCGATGGTCAGCGTTTGGGTGGCCGCAAGGGTGGCCGTGAACGGAATCGCCACGACACAGGATTGCGGAAAACCAAGGGCGGCGCGGTCGAGGATGACCCCCACCACTTCGGTGTTGTCGCCACCGCCCCCCGCCGTCACGGCGGTATTGGCAGCGGCGCGGCGCACGGAGATCAGATCTCCGATGCTGCGGATCTGCGTGGTCATGTTCAGTCTCCATTACCCCACTCAGGGGCGTTGATGCCAAAGGGAGGAAAGGGGCGATG